TTAGAAAAGATTGACCCAAATTTCAAAGGATAATCGTTATAAATAAGTAAAAGGTAGAGGTCTATAAACATGGTACAATACTATGACGCACAGTCAAAGAATAATAATAAAAGAAGTGGTAGAATCTATACCGACTTAGATTTATTCTTTGGTAAAAAATCTTCTGATTCTGATATTAATGTTGTCAATGATATTCAAGCAGTCAAGCGTTCTGTTCGTAATCTTGTTTTACTTAATGCCTATGAGAAACCATTTCATCCAGAGATTGCATCTGGTGTGAGAGGTATGTTGTTTGAATTAATGACACCTGTAACAGCAGTTATTTTAGCAAAACAGGTTGAGGATGTTATAACAAATTTTGAACCAAGAGTAAGACTTGTGAGTGTTCGTTCATTACCAAATTTGGATAAAAATGCATATGAAATTTCTATAGAGTTTTATGTGGTAAATGCTCCAACAGAATTAGTTGACTTAACCTTATTACTAGAGAGATTACGATAATGGCCGTAAACGATACAAGACTTAGAGTTACAGAACTCGATTTCGATGAGATCAAATCAAATTTAAAAACTTACCTTAAAGGACAAAATCAATTCAAAGATTATGATTTTGAAGGTTCTGGTATGAACATCCTTTTGGATACTCTTGCATACAACACTCACTACATGGCGTTCAATGCAAACATGGTCGCAAACGAAATGTTCTTGGATAGTGCAAGTCTACGATCAAGTATTGTGTCTCATGCAAAAACACTAGGATACGAAACCACTTCTTCTAGAGCTCCTATTGCAACAATAAATGTATCTTTGAGTACAACTGCCCCAACGAAAACTATGCCTGCTGGTACTGCATTTACATCTACTGTCGATGGAACAAGTTATCAGTTCGTTACGATTTCTGATATTACTGCTTCTAATAGTACTGGTACATCAGTTCCCTTTGATAATGTAACTGTATACGAAGGAACTTATGTAATTTCAAAATATGTTGTTGACACTTCAGATATAGACCAAAGATTTATTCTTACAGACCCACGTTCCGATACAAGTACACTTACGGTTAAAGTACAAACATCTGGAACAGATACTACAACTACAACCTATACTAAGGCCACAGATATAACTCAACTTGACACAACGTCTACAGTTTATTATTTACAAGAAGTAGAAACTGGTAGATATGAAGTATACTTTGGTGATGGTATTGTAAGTCAGGCATTGTCTGATGGTAACATTGTTCAACTGCAATATGTTGTAACAAATAAAGGTGAATCAAATGGAGCATCTTCATTTTCTTCACCAGCTTCTATTGATGGTGTTAGTAGTATTTCAGTTACAACTGTTTCATCAGCAACTGGTGGTGCAGAACCAGAAAGTTTGCAATCAATAAAACTAAATGCACCTCTTGACTATTCTTCACAGGGTCGTGCGGTTACAACAAAAGATTATGAAGTATATGTAAAAAGATTATTTCCTACCACTAAATCCGTTTCTGTATGGGGCGGAGAAGATGGAAGTTATGATACAAGTACTGGTGTAAGTGAAACACCAGAATATGGAAAGGTGTTTATTTCAATTAAGTCTACTACTGGGGTTGATCTTACCTCAGTACAAAAAACAAATTTAGAATCTGCACTTGCTCCGTATAAAGTTGCATCTATTACTCCTGTGGTTGTTGATGCAGAGACTACTTCTCTCATATTGGGGATTACTATAATGTATGATACTAGTTCAACAACCTACACAGGAGCTCAAATTGAATCTTTGGTTGCAACAACAATTTCAAACTATAGTAATAATGAATTAGAAACTTTTAATTCACCATTTAGACATTCTAAGGTGTTAGGTTTGATTGATAATACTGACTCATCTATTTTAAATAGTGTTGCAACAGTTACTATGGGAAAACTCTTTAGTCCTACTTTATCAAGTTCAACTTCTTATAATCTAAACTTTAATAATAAATTTTATAATCCAACATCTGGATATAATGCTGCTGGTGGTGGTGTGATTGCATCTACAGGGTTTTATTTAAATGGTGTAACAACTACTGAATACTTTTTTGATGATGATGGTGTCGGCAATCTTAGATTATATTATCTTGTATCAGGAGTAAGAACTTATATTAATAACACAGCAGGAACGGTTGATTATGAAAAAGGCAAAATAACAATCAATTCTATTGTGATTACAGGAGTAGGACTAGTTGACAATCAATCTTCTTCTCAAGTTCGTATAACTGCACTACCAAACTCAAATGATATAACTCCTGTCAGAAATCAAATACTTGAAATAGATCAAGTCAATACAACTTATGTTTCTAATGTTGATGCAACTGCATCTACTGGTGTTGGTTATACTACCACAACAACTGCTGGAGAAACTACAACAACAGTAACAAGTGTATCCTCTACACCATCAACTTCGGCGTACTGATAAATGGCAGAACAAAAATCAAAATTTACTACTAAGGTATCCCCTCTTGTTGAAGGACAGGTGCCAGATTTTGTTCAGGCAGATCATCCAGTATTTGTAGATTTTGTAAGAGACTATTTTAAGTTTCTAGAAGCTGGTCGTTTAAAAGTTATACAAGATGTTAATTATATTATTCAAGAAACAACAACAAAGGCATATGTTCTAAATTCAGAAGAAGATAGAATTGTTACTGAACTTGGTGATGGAACTACTGGTCAATTTGTTGCTGGTGAAACAATTACTGGAAGTACATCAGGTGCAACTGCAACTGTTCTTGTAGATGATTCTAGAAATAGTTATGTTTATATTTCTGGCCAACAAAGATTTCAAACTGGTGAAATAATTACTGGTGCAACTTCTGGTGCATCAGCAACTGTAGATGAGTATCGTGGAAATCCAATTCAAAATGTTCAACAGATGCTTGAATATGCAGATGTAGATAATACCCTTTATGACTTTTTAGATAATATGCGTGACCAGTTTATGGTTGCACTACCAGAGACATTAGCAAATGGTGTTTCTAAACGTAATTTAATTAAAAATATTAAAGACCTGTATGCAGCCAAAGGTACATCAGAAGGTCATAAACTTTTCATGCGTATTCTCCTTGGAGAAACTGCTGAAATATTCTATCCCAACACATATATGTTAAGAATGTCTGATGGTGATTGGAGTCAAAAAACAATTATGCGTGTTGCTGCTTTTTCTGGTGTTGGTGGTCAAGAAGTTGAAAACGCAGTTATTACTGGCCAATCCTCTGGTGCAACAGCCGTAGTTATCAGTAGTCTTGTCACACAACAACAATCAGTTTCGGTTACTGAATTAGAACTTGATAACATTATTGGAACATTTACTGACGGTGAAGTTATTACAGCTAACTCAACAGTAAGAGATGTTGAGGTTTCGTTTACTGTAAATGCAATTGTTTCATCTACCACTCTTGTAAATGATGGTATTCTTCACACTGATGGTGAAGAAGTTGGTGTTGAATTAATAGGAAATAGTAGTGCTGCAATTGTTGTAGATGGTCTAAAAAAAGGTTCTGTAAGTGGAGTAATTGTTGATGATGTTGGTTCTGATTATGAATTAAATGAAGTTGTAACATTTACTTCTCAAACCGCAGATACAGATGTAAATGATGCAACTGGATTTGTAAGTATGATTGGTGGTGGTTTTCAGCTTGAAGCAGGAACATTAGATGATGCAAATATTACTAATGATTCTATTATACTTGAAGATTCTACAAACACATCTTTTGTACCAGAATTTAATATTCAACTTGAACAATCATCAGAAGATAGATTTGTTGGTGACGCTTCAACTACGGTATTCACCCTCGTAAACACAAATGCAAATGTTGATACTTTAAAAGTAAATATAGATAATATTTTAACTCCAGCAACAGATAGATTTACAGGACTTACTGTATGGAGTGCAAGTGGAACTACTCTTACATTTGAATCTGCACCTTCAGATAAATCACAAATATTTGTTTATACATTGGACAATGATAATCTTGTATTAGATGGAGCTGTTGGACTTGATCCATCAGATGGTTTTTCAAAACACGCAGGCCATAATATAATTTCTGAAACATCTAGAGTTGTTACTGACAGTTATAAAACACCAACAGATCAATTGGTACTGGAATATAATAGTTTTGCAACAGATGGCGAAGCTACATCAATACAAAAAGTTCATGTAAATAATCAAGGTGGTGGTGGTTATACAGATTTACCAACAGTTGCAATTGCAACTGCTGATACTGTTTCTGGTACTGGTGCAAAACTTATTGCAACTACAACTGATATTGGTGCAGCAGAATCTTTAAAAATTACGGATTCTGGTTTTACTTATAGTGAAAATAATCCACCAGATATATCAGTTAGAGCTCACTTTGTTGTCAAAGATGTGACAGGAACTTTTGCAGCTGGTAATAGTTTAACAACTCATACTGGTACAGTAAAGGGGTGGGATGCAAATACTCAAATCCTAGATACAACCTTTGAAAATGTTGTAAGGTTTGAACAAGAACAGGGTGGAACTTTTAATGAAGGTATCCAACTTGAACAAGGTACGCCAGATCAAGAACCAAGTAGTGTTGTATTAGAAACTGAACAAGATTTTGATGATGGTGAAAATATTATTTTGGATGGTACTGGAACCTTTACTCCATCTCCACAAACAGTTACACTTAAAGTAAAAGTTGTTAGGAATGTAGATGATACTGCAAACATTTTTACAATTAATGATGAAGCCCAACCTACTCTTGCATTATATGCTGGTAACACATACTATTTTGATTTATCAGATAGTTCATTATATAATGCTGTTGAAACAAAAAATCATCAATTAAGATTTTCTAAAACTTCTGATGGTACTCATAGTAGTGGTGTTGCATATACCACTGGTGTAACAACTTCAGCGACATCTATTGATATAGGTACAGCTGGTGCGTATATTCAAATTCAAGTTGCTTATGCAGTTCAAGGTTTATATTATTATTGTGTAAACCATTCTGGAATGGGTGGACGGGCGCTTACTCCTCATTACGAAACTACAATTACTGATGCTGGTAGTAATATAGTATTTGACTCAACAGACAGAGGGCCTAACATTGCACTTATGTTATTAAATGAAACTGGTGATGTCGGTGCAAATGATACAGACAATGTAATCTTAGAAGACGATAGTGGAGATATACATTTAGAAGAAACTATAGATGGTCTACTTTCAGATGTTGGTGACAACCTTTTAATTGATAGATATCACGAAAGAAATAATAGTCAGTTCTTACTTCTTGATGGAACAGATTCTTCTGGTGCAAATGCTGGTGATAGGGTTGCAAATGAATCAAGTGGCCAAGGTAGTGTCATACTAAATGGAACGGATGCAGATAGCACAGACGTAATGGGATCGTTGTTATTATCAGATGAAACTGGTAATGGCCAACTTATTTTAAATGGCACAACTAATCTTTTTACAGATATTGATGGTCATATTATCAACGAAGACCCAATAGATTTCTCAAAACAAAACGTCACTATCACGGATTCTAGCGGAGCATCTGCTACAATTATGACTGCTGATATTGCAACGGCATCCTCTAGTGTAGCTACACAATCTACAGATATTGGTTCTTATACCAGTATCAATAGTAGGTTAGGACAAGACTTGGTTCGATGAACTCAAGAAAGCAGTTCATCCAGCCGGTTTCCAACCTTTCGGTAAGGTTACTCTTGCAACTCTAGTTTCTGCCGCTATACAAACTACTGGTGCTGGTCTGTCTGGTTACACAGGGGATACACAAACATTCTCTCCAATACTTGGTTCTGTTCTTGAAACAATCTTTAGTCAAGTTCTTCAAAGTAGATTACAAGTTCCTTCAACAACTACTGCTGATGGACAAGTTGCAATTGGAAGTCGTGATGATTCATTTATACTAGAAGATGGAAGTTTGCCAGGAGAAAATCTTGTTCTTGATGGAACAGATGGTTCATCAACTAATGCTGGGGATAATATATTAGATGAAGATGGGGAAGCATATGACCTTGAAGATGGATTCAATGCGGTAGGAGATTCAATACTATTTGAAGCAGAAGGTAAAACATCGACTGATGATATAACTTCTGGAACAGGTGATGGTGCTGGTCGTGTTATGTTAGAAACCTCTCACGCACCATCTGGTAATTCTGATCGTTCATTTGTAACTGAAAAGAAAATAAAGGTTATTTCTCAACCCGACAGACCTTTATATGAAAAGAACATTCTTCTTTATCTTGCAGACACACCATTTGGAACAACCAATGAAAACTGTGGAATTACCCTTGAGTCGGGAACTGGTAACTTAACAGACAGTTTAGTGTTGGATGGACAGTTACCTTTTGATGAAGATAATGGAGCTAATATCGTATTCAACGGAACTGATATATCAGGTTCAGATGCTGGTGATAATGTATTATTGAATGGTACAGATGCAAACGGAAATAATGATGGTGATAAGTTGATAAGTGAGTCTAGTATCTTCTCATTCCCACTAGGATTTAGAGTTGATGTGGGTGATAGGTTCTTGTTTGATACAGAACATAATGATGAAACTATTCCTCTATCAACCATATCTTCATTTACGTTTGATCAAATTCGTAGAGTAGACCAACTTGATTTAGACAATACTGATGATTCTTTAAACTGGGGCCATAATGATGGCGGTATCACTATGGAAGATTTTGGACAGATAATTTTAGATGGAACAGATGATTCTTCAACCAATGCTGGTTCTAAACTTGCACATGAAACTACAAAAAGAAACTACTTTACTTTAGAACAATCTGGTAATGTTATTGTAGAAGAATTTTCAACAAACTCAAATCTTGCAAGAATGGAATTAGGTGATGGTACTAATGAAGAATTAGGAAATATATTATTTGAAGATGCAATCAATCCACTAGAAGCTGCAAACATCAAATTAGAATATGATGATGAAGAAAGTGTAATTATTTTAGATGCAACAGATTCATCTGGTAGTGATGCTGGTGATAAAATAGACTTAGAAGAATCATTGAGACTGAGAAATGTAGATGTTGTTTTGTTAGAAACGCATAAAATAATTAGATCAAGAGGTCATATACCAGAGAGTAATTATACACTAAATAGTACGAGTGTTATTACAAAAGGTCATGTACAACAAGCTGAAATTACCGTCAGAAGTACAGGTGAAATTGCTCTAGAAGATGCAACAGACACAACAGATACTAACGCAGATTACTTGTTAGATGAAACGAATGGAAATAACATAGATTTAGAGGGTGCAACTGGTATAACCTACTAGAACAATTTGTATAAATAAGATAAAGGTGTAAAAATGTCGGCAATCATTACAGAAAAATTTAGACAACATAACGCAAATCAATTTGTTGAGTCGTTTACGGAAGCGGCCGCATCAACATATTATTTGTTTTTAGGGAAAGCAACTGCATTTTCTTCAACCACAACTGGTGGTACAGACAGTTCTCCCCCAACTCCAGCAGATAGTCCAGAGGACGAATATCGTGCATGGGATGCTATGTTAGGTGCAAAACTTATTACATCTTCAGATATTAAGTATGCAGCTCCTCGTAGAAACTGGGCAAACGGTACAGTCTATGATATGTATAGGCATGATTTATCATCATCAAATACTTCTACATCTGGTTCGTCAAATCTTTATGACTCTACATTTTATTTTATGACCTCTGATTATAAAGTTTATAAAGTACTTGACAATAATAGCGGGGCTGCATTTAGTGGTTCAGAACCATCATCAACTTCTACTTCACCTTTTGAAGCTGGTGGTTATGTTCTTAAATATATGTTTACAATTTCTACTTCAGATTTTGCAAAGTATGGAACAACAGATTTTATTCCAGTAACGACAGACTCAACAGTTTCAGCTGCAGCAACTGATGGTGGTATTGAAAGTCTTTCTGTCACTGCTGGTTCTGGTTATACAGACGGAACTTACTATACTGCTGTTTATGGAGATGGTACAAGTGCTGGAACATCTTCTGGTGCAATTGTAAGAATTACAATATCATCTGGTTCAATCGTTTCTTTCGGTTTGACTGCCGGTACTGATACAACAGTTCATGCGGCAGGAACAGGATATACATTCGGTTATGTTAATCTTGGTTCTGATTATATATTCTCTGACTCTAGTTTATCATCATCAACAACAATCGGTGGTGGTTCTGGTGGTGCAATTGAAGTTATTACTAGTCCAGATGATGGCCATGGTGCAAACGCAGTTACAGAACTTGGGGCCCACTATGTGATGGCCGCAGTAACACTTACACAAGCAGAAGGTGATGACTTTACAACTGGAAACGATTTTCGTTCAGTAGGTTTAGTTGTAGACCCTACAAATTTTGGAACATCAACCGTAGCAAGTGCAACAACTCGTAGACAAACTTATGTTACAAAGTTAGATACAAGTAGTGGAACATTTCAAGCAGATGAAGTGATCACGCAAGCAACAACTGGTGCAGTTGGTAAAGTTGTAGAATGGGATAGTACTTTAAGTCTCCTATATTATCAACAGGAAAGTTACAAAGGATTTGGAACAAATGCAACCACAGGAAACTATGTTGCATTTAGTAGTACAAATGAGATAACTGGTTCAACTTCTGCTGCAACTGGAACTACAGCTGGAACTACAGAAACAGTAACACTTGCAAACAGCAATACACTCACTCTGACTTCTGGATATGCTAATCCAGAACTACAAGCAGATAGTGGTGATATTATTTACTTGGAAAATAGAAAACCTATACAACGTGCTTCTGATCAAACAGAAGACATTAAAATTATTATTGAATTTTAGGGATAAAAAATGGCACAACTTACTAATCTAAACGTATCACCATACTATGATGATTTTGATCCAAATGACAATTTTAATAGAGTTTTATTTCGTCCTGGCTTTGCAGTTCAGGCAAGAGAGTTAACCACTTTACAGTCTATTCTTCAAGACCAGATTGAACAACAGGGTAAACATATGTTCAAAGAGGGAACTGTTGTTATTCCTGGCCAGGTTTCTCTTTCTCAATACTATACAAATATTCAGTTGGAAACCACTTTTGGTGGAGAAGATATTGTTGCAAGTCAATATTATAATGCAACTAATCCAGTTATTATAACTGGTTCTACTTCTGGTATACAAGCAAGAGTTATTGGTTATGCAGACGCAACAAGTACAACACAACCAATTCTTTATATACAATATCTTGGATCGGGTAGTGATGGTGTGTCAGATACATTTTTTGATGCAGAAACTATTACTGCTAATACCACAATTACACACACTACAAGTTATGCTTCTGGTGTTGCATCTTTAACAACATTTGATACTAATGCTGCACAAATTGGTTCTGCAATAAAAATAGAATCTGGTGTTTATTTTATTCGTGGTCAATTTGTAAGATGTGCAGAAGAAACTTTAGTTTTAAGTAACAGTTCTACAACAGAAAATGCTCGTGTAGGTTTTAATATTACTGAGACTTTGGTAACACCAGAAAATGATGCAACACTTACAGACAATGCAACTGGTTCAACCAATTATGCAGCTAAAGGCGCACATAGATTACAAATATCTCTTAACCTTATCAAACTTCCTTTAGGGTCAGCTGATGATACTTCTTTTGTTGAACTTATGCAAATTGTAAACGGTACAATGGCTCAGGTCGTAAGAAACACAGAGTATTCTGTTTTGGGTGATACGCTTGCACGAAGAACATTTGATGAGTCGGGTGATTATACAGTAAGGCCTTTCCAATTTGACTTACGAGAAGCTATTGATAATGATTATCAGGGTGTTACAAATATAGGTGTTTATGGTGCTGGTGGAAGTAGAACTGATGAACGTGGCGATTTTCTGGAAAGTCCTAGAACTGACGAAAATAGAAATGCAGATGAAAGTTTACTTGCACTTCAAGTGTCGCCAGGCAAAGCATATGTTAAAGGTTATGAAATTGAAAAAATTGCCAACTCATATCTAGATATCAAAAAAGCTAGAGATTTTAATACAGTTAATGCTGGTATTGCAACTTTTGAAATTGGTAACTTTGTTAATATTACTAATGCTTATCAACTTCCAGACATTACTGCTGTATCTGGTGAAACAACTGCATACAAAACAGTACAATTATTTGACAAAGAAACTGTAACAAGAGGTTCTGCTTCTGGAACACAAATTGGTGTTGCAAGATGTCGTTCAATAGAACATTCTTCTGGAACTCAAGGTGATACGACTGCAACACTGAAGATGTATCTTTTTGATATTAGACCATTTACATTTATAACTTTAAGTGATACACCAAGTCCAACTTTACTTGCAACTCACACTAACGGTGGAGTGCAAATCAAAGGTGCAACTTCTGGCGCAATTGGATTTGTTCATAGTTCTTTAACTTCTGGAACAACATTAGTCTTAACAACTGTGATTGGAAATTTTGTTGCAGGAGAAAAACTTATCGCATCTGATTCTGCTGAAACTGGTGGACTAATAGAAAATGCTGCTAATACAGATATTACAATTGCTGCTGGAACTGGCAGCATTGTATCAAAAAGATTCTCTGATGTTCGTTCATTCTTTATGGATGATGCTGATGGTGATCAGGACTTTACTGCTGATGCAGTTCTAGAATCTACAGGAGTAAGTGGTGCAATTGCATTTGATGGAACAGATGCAGCTGGTGCTGATGCTGGTGGTAATCTTCTTTTAGACACAGTAGCTGACACTGGTAGTGAATTAGTATTAGAAGACATTAAAGTTGCAAGATTAAAATCTCCAGAAAAAAATGCAGCATTATTTAAATTACCAAAAGCAACTATTAAAACTTTATTGACAGAAACAAATGCTGGTGCAAGTGATACTCAATTTACAGTACGAAAAAACTTTATTGGAACAACAAACTCCTCTGGTGTGGTTACGTTTTCTGCTGGAACCAATGAAACATTTTCTGCATTTTCTGCAACAGATTATCAATTGTCTGTTCTTACTGCTGGTGATGGAACAGCTGTAGCTGGAGATCATATACTATTAAACTCTACTAAAGTTACTACAACTGGAACTTCAACTTTAACAATTACAGACGATGCCCTTCTTGGTGATGGTGCAAAGGTTAAACTTTATGCAACAATATTAAAAACAAGTGTTACATCAAAGGCAAAAACTACAAATCTTTCTAAACAACTTAAAGTTCTTGCAACTGATGCTGATGGTGCATATGGAACTAGATCAACTGACAAAGATATTTCTTTTGGACGAGCAGATGTTTATAAATTACAGGCTGTGTTTGACTCAGAAGATACAAGCACTGATGCAGTTGCACCAGAATTTACTGTAAGTAATATTGTTGGAACTTTCCTTAGAGGTGAAAAAATAACTGGTGGAACATCAGGTGCAATTGGAAGAATTATTACTACAACTTCTCCTATACAATATACTCTAACAGCGGGATTTGGTGCAACGGAATTTAGTGCAGCAGAAACTATTACTGGTGCATCTAGTGGTGCAACAGCGACTGTAGGAACACTCACAGCAGGGTCTAAAGTTATAACTAGTAGTTTCGTACTAGATACTGGACAGAGAGATAACTTTTATGATATTGCAAGACTTGTAAGAAAATCATCAGCATCTACTCCGATAGGTAGACTTCTTGTAGTATATGATTATCTTTCTCATGGTACTGGAGATGCATTTACAGTAGATTCTTATTCTGCTAATGCTGGACAAATGGAATATGATAATATTCCAACTTACACCGCATCAAGAGTTGATCCAGACGAACCAGAACCAACAGGAATATTTCCTCTAAGAGATTGTTTTGATTTTAGACCAGCAGTAGAAGATATTGCTGGAACTTCAAGTACAGTTTCTGCTGTTGATACTGTTACAGGAAATTCATTTGATTTCTTTTCAAGACAGTTTGATGGTGCAGGAGCCTCGACAGTTAATACTCCAAAACCATCAAGTAATTTACAAGCAGATTTTGAATATTATCTTCCTAAAATAGTTAGTGTATTTTTAATAGTTAATGGTAGATTTAGAGTTATTGAAGGTGTATCAGCTGAAACTCCAAGGCCTCCAAAAGATTTAGAGGGTGCAATGAAACTTGCACAAGTAGATTTACCAGCATATACTTTTTCTCCAAAAGATGCTACAGTAACAAGATTTAAAACTCAAAGATTTACTATGCGTGATATTGGTAGACTTAAAGATAGACTTGAAACTGTCGAATCTCTTACTGCACTTTCTCTTTTAGAAAGAGATGCAGAGTCATTTGAAATTCAAGACCAAAACGGACTCAATCGTTTTAAGTCTGGTTTTGTTGTTGATAATTTTTCTGGACATAGAGTTGGGGATGCTGCAAATAAAGATTATAGGATTGCAGTAGATCAAGAAAACAATGAACTACGACCAAAGTGTGTTTTAAGAAGTGTAGATTTGATTGAAAATGTAACAACAGATTCAGCCAGAACTGCTGCTGGATATCAAAAAACTGGTGATTTACTTACACTTCCATATACAACGCCTTTACTATATTATAATCCATACGCAACTAGACTTGAAAATGTTCAACCATACTTGGTATCTCAATGGATTGGTAAAATAACATTAACACCAGCTGGTGATGAATGGTTTGAAACTGAAGTTGCACCAGATTTAATTATTAATGTTGATGGTAACTATGATACTGTTTTAGCAAATAATCGAAATTCTATTGGAACTGTCTGGAACGCTTGGGAAACACAATGGTCTGGTGTAATTAATACTAGCGTATCTATCAGAGCTGGCACCGGCAATGCGTTTAGTCGTGTCGAAAGAACTACTACAACAACCAGAACTGACCTTGCAAGAACTGGTCTTAAAACTTCAATCGTAGAACAAATTGATGAAGAATCACAAGGTTCTAGAGTTATATCAAGAGCATTAATACCTTTTGTTAGACCAAGAACTATTACTTTTTCTGGTCATGGATTTTTACCTAGAACTAGATTATATGTATTTTTTGATAACAAAGATGTAAATGCATATGTAACACCATTATCAAGCACATATACAACAGATACAACTATTGTTGCTGGTAGTCCTTTAATTTCTACTGCAACTGGTAAAATTGAAGGAACTTTTGCAATACCAGATTATAAGTTTCCCGGCCAAACTTCTGCACCAAAATTTAGAACTGGTGAAGTTGAATTTAGAATGACTTCTAGTGCTTCAAATCTACGTGCTGGTTTTGCTGGAGTTATAAAACAACCATCCACTGCTGGAACTGCAATTTATTTTGCAAAAGGTATTCTTGAAACAGAACAAGAAACAATTATTGCAACAAGAAATGCTATAATAACTACAACATCTGTGTCAGGAACTACATCTAATACATCAGTAAGTTCGGTTGATAGATTATTTCAAATACCGCCGCCTGATAATGGTCAGCAAGGCGGCGGCCGAAATGCTGGCGATGACCGTGATGACGATGGTGGTGCAGATGGTGGTGGAGGTGATCCGTTAGCACAAACATTTATGATTGGGGAAGATACTGGAATATTCCTTCCTAAAATAGATTTATTCTTTGGTCAAAAAGATGAAAATCTTCCATGTTGGATAGAAGTACGAAATGTTATTAATGGATATCCCGGCCCAAAAGTTTTACCTTTTGGTAGAAAAGTTTTAGAACCATCTGAAGTTAATGTTTCAGATGATGGTTCTGTTGCAACCACATTTACTTTTGATTCTCCAATATACTTACAGGGTGGCACAGAATATTGTGTGGTGGTACAAACTAATAGTTTAGAATATTTGTTATGGATTTCACAATTAGGTGAGGTTGATGCTGGAGATACAAGTAGAGTTGTTTCTAAACAACCACATCTTGGAGTTTTATTCAAATCACAAAATAATACAACTTGGAACGCTGTACAAGCAGAAGATATGAAGTTTAATTTATATAAATGTGCGTTCCAGACAGCGCCTGGAACAGTAACTTTAACTAATGATAATATTGGTACAGCAATAACAGCAGAAGATGGAAGCACAACTAGGTATGGTAAGAGACTTAAATCCAATCCTTTAAAACTTACAAATAGTTCAAATGTTATGCAAATACAACATCTAGAACATGGTATGTATTCTACTAGTAATAATATAACAATTACTGGTGCATCATCTGGAGTATCAACTACATTAAATGGTGCGATTACTGCTACTGGAACTAGTATAGTTTTAACTTCTGCAACTGGGTTTGTTGCTAGTAATTTACAAGTATCTTCAACAGATCAAATGTTTATTAAGATTGACAATGAAATTATTAGAGGAACATTATCTGGTACTACATTTACTTCCAATTCTAGAGGTCACGATAGTACAACCGCAGCTGCACACACAAATGGTGCAACTATTGAATTGTACCAATTAGCAGAAACACCTCTTACAGAAATAAACAAGACACATACAGCAATTGCAAATATAGATATGGATAGTTATACTGTTGCACTTACGACTGCTCCAACAATTTCTGGTGCATCAGCCACAGTAGAAGTTGGTGGTACATCAGTATATGTTTCAGAAAATTATAGATTTGAAACATTCAAAACTCAAATTTCAGCATTGGAATTGCCATTAACAGCCATTAGTGCTTCTATTAGGTCTACAAGTGGAACAAGTCCTAGTGGTTCTGAAACTTCTTTTATTACTGAAACAACATCAACTCCATTTTCATTAAATGAAAACTTTGATTTAGATACTTCACGAATAGTTTGTTCTTCAATAAACGAAGCTAATGAATTGTCTGGTGGTAAATCGTTGTTTGTGCCACTAGTATTGACAACAGAAGAGGAAAATATATCACCAGTAATTGACCTTGATAGATTATCAATGATTGCAGTTGCAAATCAGTTAAATAAAGTAGATAGTTCTTCTGATGTATATGCAGACTATAATGCATCAACTGAACCAGAGGGTGACAATAATGCTGCAATTTATATTACTAAAAAGGTTGCATTAGAAAATCCTGCTACTGCATTAAAAATATTCTTTGCTGGTAATGTTCTTGGAACTTCTGATATAGAAGTGTTGTTTAAAATATTAAGATCGGATGATTCTTCTGACTTTGACGATTTAGGATACGAGTTCTTTAATACAGATGGTTCTCCAGATAATGCTGCAGCAACATCACTTTCAAGAACAGACTTCCAACAATATCTTTATACCGCTGGTGTTAAGGATGATGGTATTGGTGATTCACTTCCAGAGTTTATTCAGTTTGCAATTAAAATTGTGATGAAAGGAACTAACGCAGCTCAACCACCAAGAATAAAAGACCTACGGGCAATTGCATTGGCGACATAAATGACAGAGTTTGTTAAAGTAGAAGGAAATAACGATTTGGCTAGAGACACACACTCTAGTGCAATTATTAATCGCAACCGTAGTGCATATGAAATTGCAAAACGTAGAGCTAAAGAGGCACAAAAACAAAGAGATGAAATTCGTGGTGCAACAAGAGAAATAAATACTCTCAAATGTGAAATGCACGAAATTAAATCTATGTTAAAAACTTTATTGGATAGAAACTAATGGCAATTACAGCAGAACAGGTAGAATCATCAAACACCCTAGAACAGTTTAGGCAGGAGTTTAACAGTTTACAATCAGATGTTTCTGGATTGGAAGCTGGTACTATTGCGTTTACTACTGTTCAAACGACAAACACCAACACAACTACTATAAACATTTTAGAAGATGGGTCTTTAAAATTTGAAGGTGCAACAGATGATGGATTTGAAACAACACTTACTGTTGTAGACCCGACAGCTGATAGAACATTAAGTCTTCCAAATGAATCTGGAACTTTATTTACATCTGAAACTACATCAAATGCACTTATTACTAGTCAGACTAGTATTACTTCTGGTGATATTGTTTCTGGTTCTGATGAATTATTAATCAGTGATGCAAGTGCATCTACATTTAAAAGAGTTACAGTTGATAATCTAATCAGTTCTGCTGGTGGTTTAACATCTGTTGCAGCTGACAGTTCACCTCAACTTGGTGCTGACTTAGATGTAAATGGCAACGATATTGTTTCAGTATCTAACGGTAATATTGCCTTACTACCAAATGGTTCTGGTGTTGTAAATATAGATGGTAATGGTTCATCTGGTGGTGTAACAATATCAGACGGTTCTATTGATATTAGAACAGGCACAGGTAGTATTGCACAAATGAGATTTTTCTGTGAAAGTTCTAATGCACACGCACAAACACTAAAAGCACAACCACACTCTGCTAGTAGTAGTTCAACACTAACATTACCAGCTGCAACTGGTACTTTGATTGGTACAGGTGACACAGGAACATTACCTCTTGCTGCAATCGACATTGATGGTGGTACAGATATTGGAGAAGCACTAGTTGATGCCGATTTACTTATCGTAGATAATGGTGCTGGTGGTACAAACAGAAAAGTTGCCATGTCAAGAATTGCAACCTATGTAGGTGCAGCTGCTGGTGGATTTGCAATTGCAAATCTAGACATTGATGGTGGTTCAGATATTGGTGCAGATTTAACAACCAGTGATTTAATAATTGTGGATGATGGTGCTGGTGGAACAAACAGAAAAGCCACACTTGCAAGACTACTTACTTTAACAGACGGTAATGCAACTGCTCTTGCGATTGCATTGGGTTAGTATAAATAAAGAAAAGATAAAGGATTAAAACATGGCAAACACCTTCAAAACAGTTACATTTGCGGCAGAACCTGCTTCAGCTGAAACTCCTTATGTGATATATACTGCCGCAAGTAGTACAACCACTATTGTTCTTGGTTTGATGTTGACAAATATTGATACTTCACAGAGAACAGCAACTCTTAGATTAGTTAGTGATACTGCAAACAGGGCAGTAACAAACAACACCGCAAACGGAACTGCAATATTATTGAACGCTGCCCCAATACCAGCAAATTCTACTTTAGAATTACTTGCTGGTAATAAAGTTGTATTAGAAACTACAGATCAACTTACGATAGATTGTGATGTTGCTGATAAACTAAGTGGTGCTTTAAGTATCATGGAGATAACATAATATGCCGTATCTAGGAGTCGCACCAGCTGGTACTTTTGGTACTAGTGCAAAAGATAGATTTAGTGGAGATGGTTCTACGACTGCATTTACTATGACTCAGTCACCGGGCAGTGTCAATAAGATTGATGTTTTTGTTGACAATGTTCGACAAGAACCAACTGAAGCTTATACTGTTGGTGGTACTACTCTTACTTTTAC